CGTGCAGCGTATTTTTATGTTGTCAATAAGTGTTCCTTTAGTGGTCTTACTGAGTCTTCATCTTTCAGTGCACAAGCCTCAGAATCAAACTTCTCCTATAGAGGAATTGAAAAGATAACAGAGTATCAACAGATAATTGAGAACTGGAAGATTACAAATATATCTTATGAAGATCTCTTAACAGATTGGGATAGTGCATTCATATACTTAGATCCTCCTTATGATATTAAGGATAATCTTTATGGTAAGAAAGGTGCTATGCATAAGAAATTTAATCATGATAAGTTTGCAGAAGATTGTGATAAACATACTGCACATATGATGGTATCATATAATTCTTCTCAGTTAGTCAAAGATCGTTTTAAAGAATGGACTGCTGCTGAATTTGATTTAACATACACTATGCGTTCTGTTGGTGATTATATGCATGAACAACAACAAAGAAAAGAATTATTACTTTTGAATTATGCGTAGATTAACAAATCCTCGGACAGATTTATATAAAAATATCAAAAGACTTATGTTATCTCCTGAGTTTACTTGGGATTTTCATAATGAATGTTGTATTAATATGAAGGATACTGAGGTAACTTCTGGGCATAGAAATTTTTCTTTTTTCTCAAATGTTATTTTAGCAAGACCTGGTACAAATGGACTTAAATATCCAGTATCTAATTTTGAACATTTAGATACTATAGGGGAAATGTTAAATCAGATTTGGGATTATAATAATATTAATGTAAATTGTATATTCAGAATAAATGCTAATTTAGTTTATCCGCAAGCTGGTATTCAGGCATCTCCCATTCATAGAGATCATGAATTTCCTCATAAAAATCTTTTAATATATTTGACAGATGCAGGTGGAAAAACTGTATGTGGAAAGGACGAACATAATCCTCAGGAAGATGATATAATAGAATTTGGTGGATTTGAACATTATTATTATCTACCTTTAGAAAAACCAAGAGTGGTATTAGTTGCAACTTATTTTTGATTGTGGAATTAAAAGAAAGTCTTATTATTAAAAAATTTCTTACTGGAGAAGAAAGTGAAACTATTTCCAGTTTTATTTTGAAAACTGAAAATTATGTAAAATCTATAGGACCAGATAATTATATTGGAACTAGTGATGATAGTTTAACTGGAAGGTATTGGTGTTATAATTATCTTTATGATATGCCAGGTAAAATTTTAATTCCAAAAATAAAAGATATATTTGGAGAATGTGTAGTTCAATGTTGGGCAAATATTTTTAGAAATGGTGAGGGAATACAACCCCATAAACATTGCTGTAATGAATTTGAATCAGGATTTATTTGTGCAAATGTATTTCTATATGGACATAATACTGGAACTTGGTATAAAGAAGTAGGAACGATAGTAAGTGAAATTGGAACTTTAGTTATGTTTCCTAATGATTATATTCATGGTGTTTTACCAAATAATGGAGATTGTGATAGAATAAGTATGGCATTTGATATTTACACAAATCCTGATGATTTTAATATGGTAAATGAACATCCTTCTAGATATATCTTGATTAAATAATATGGAATTAAAAGATTGGTTGAATACAATTAACCAAACGAAGAAAAATTTGATTGATGAAGATGCTTCATTAGAGAAAGAATATTCACCATATATTGTGAATCGTATTTACTCTGGACATCTTGATGCAATTATGTTTGCAAATGAAATGAATCAGTATCATTTTCTACCTAAGAAGATGCAATATGATTTTTTTCTAAATACACTCAGAACTAAGAAGAGATTTTCTCCTTGGTTGCGTAAAGATGAGATTAAAGATCTTGACTTGGTGAAACGTTATTATGGTTATAGTAACGAAAAGGCAAAACAAGCTCTGCGAATCCTAACTAAAGAACAACTTAATTTTATAAAATCTAAATTTGAAACTGGAGGAAGACAATGAGTGTGGTTCAAGAGCCTGAAGTTAAGTGGGCACCCGAACAGATGGTGGAGGTAACCCTTAACGAACCTGATGATTTTTTAAAAGTCCGTGAGACTTTAACAAGAATTGGAGTAGCATCCAGAAAAGAAAAGAAGATATATCAATCTTGTCATATACTGCATAAGCAGGGGAGGTATTTCCTTGTCCACTTTAAAGAACTTTTTGCACTTGACGGGAAACACGCTAATCTTACTTCTAATGACGTTCAGCGTCGGAATCGTATTGCTCAGCTTCTTGCTGATTGGGGATTGGTTGGTATTGTAGATGCAACTAAGATACAAGATATTGCACCTTTAAATCAAATCAAAGTATTAGCATATAGAGATAAAAGTGACTGGATATTAGAAACGAAATATAATATAGGTAGTAAGAAAAAGAAAGTAGAAGAGTAATGAAGTTTACATATATGTTTACTGAACCACCTTTAATGGAGGTTGAGTATCCTGGTGACATAACTTCATTTAAAGAATATTGTACTCATCTTAAAATAGTTGATACTGGAAGAAGGCATTGGATGTCTGATAGTGTTAATGTTTTAAAAGAACCAGAGTTGCATGATTTAAATGAATTTCTTTTAGAATCTTTGAGAAGATATAATCGTGAGATTTTATTGTCAGATCATGATGTAGAAATAACCAGTTCTTGGACTAATCATCAATTTCAAGGAAATGAGAATCCAGAACATCATCATACCAATAGTTTTTTAAGTGGAACTTTTTATATCAGAACAACTAAAGATTCCCCTCCTATTATGTTTAAGTCTTCTTTTAATAAGTATAATTTTTCTATAGTTCCTGAAGCACCTTTATCTGGAGATGCTACTTCAGTTACAAGAAGTATGTATTCTCATTCAGTAAGAGAAGGTATGGGTGTAATTTTTAGTAGTAATCAGATGCATGGAGTACCACCAAATAGTGTTGATGATGAACGAATAAGTTTGGCATTTAACACATATCTAAAGGGAACTACTAGATATTTCCCATTATCATCTAAATAATGTTATGATATTTCCACGACGCTATGCAAGTTGCCCTTGGCCCGATTCGAGGTATAGAGAGTATATGAACGGACGACTTAAAAAAATTGATATGAAAGCCCGACTCATGGGTATTAAAAAAGGTATTGATGATAAGGTTTGGTATCCTGAATGGGATAGTAGAGAAAGATGGGCAGCACAAAGGGCACTTAATAACGCATTAGATGTATTGGATGAATTTGATTATTAGCGTATAATGAATATTGAAGTTATTGATAACTTTTTAGATGATTATGAGTTTAATAAATTAAAAAGATTATTTTTAAAAAATTCTGAAATGGGAGAATATCATGAAAGTGATACTTCTGATGGTGTAGATTTTCCTTGGTATTTTCATAACTGTACAAGTTATAATCCATTAAATCATTGTGATAACTTTAATAACTATCAATTTGTTCATACCTTTTATGATTTTCATTTAAGTAGGAGTGAATACTTTGAATCGATAGTTCCTATTCTTGAAAAATTGGATGTAAAATCTCTTTTAAGATGTAAAGCAAATATGCAAATGGCAACTGAAAATATAATTGAAAGAGATTTACATCAAGATAGACCGTTCAATTGTAATCCTGATGTAGACACTTATAAGGTTGCAATTTTATATTTGAATACTAATAATGGATATACTAGGTTTGAGGATAACAGAAAGGTTGACAGTGTAGAAAATCGTATTGCAATATTCTCACCAAAACTTAAACATTCTAGTACAACTTGTACTGATAAAAAAAGAAGAATGGTTATCAATTTTAATTATTTTTAAGACTATGGTTAACTTAACTGATTTACTGTATATTAAAAGAGGATTTTTATCTGAAGAACAATGTGATGAAATCATTGAGGAATATAATGATATTCCTGATGAAGCAAATCAAGAGCATTGTCCCGAATCTATTAACGGTGTTGATACGTGGTCAACCTATAAGGTAAAACATGCACGTTTAGGAACAGATGTATTTGATTTAATTCATAAGTCTGTTGAAACAATGGTATGTGAATACCATGATTATCTTGATACGTTTAAAGCATTTCATTGTATGAGGAGAACATCTCTTCTCTTTCCACACACTTATCGTATTATGAAATATGATACGGGTGCGTGGATACATCCACATACAGATCATGCTCCTTACATATATGGGAGTTGTACTATAAATTTAAATGAAGAATACACTGG